TGCGGCTCTGGGCAACCAACCAGATTTTAGTAATTTTATGACTGCTGCCGATGCAAAAGAATTGTTTCAAGGCATGGACACCGGTCAGATTGAAGCCAATGTTTTACAAAAAATGGGGCTTCCAGACTTTTTAACAAACACTCAAGTACAAGAAGCCATAAACCAAGCGCTTGGGGCAACAGACTTTTTAAGCGAAGAAGACATTGCGCGAATGATTGCGCAACAAGGTGGTCCAGACTTATCCGATTATATAACAAACCAAGATATTTCGTCTTTTGTAAGCCAAGAACAAATTCAACAAATGATTGCAAACGCTCAGATGCAAGGCATGACCGAAGAACAAATTATGGAAATGATTAAACAAGTCACAGGCGGCCAAATGAGTGATGACGCTATAAGAGAACTTGTAGCTGAAGCCGTGGCTGGAGCCGGAGGTCTTACCGAACAACAGATTCAACAAATGATTGATGCAGCAACGGGTGGAGGCATGACCGCAGAGCAAGTTCAAAACATTATCGGAGACCAAGGATATTTAACAGAAGACCAAATTAAAGCGATGATGGGAGAGTCAGGGTATTTAGGACAGGAAGGAGTAGACGCCTCAGTTCAAGCAGCCCTAAATGCTGCATTGGGACAAGGCGGAGCAATCGATTCTGCTATTGCAACCGCTATGCAAAACCAACCAAATTATCAGGTAGACACAGGAACACAGCCTTCAACATACACTTCTCCCCCGGCTGGAGATCCTTACGGCGGACAAAACCCATACGCCTTGATGTTAGGACAAAATGCCGGAACAACACCTTTTGCTGGTGGAACAACTACAGGGGCAGAGAACCCTTATGGACTAGGTAGTTTAAATCTTGGGAACACGGCAGATTATAATTTTAATATGCCAACAACGTCTTCGGCGCAACCATACCCTACGGGAATAAGCTCTGTTTATTCTCAACCACCAAACAAAGGGATGCCTGAAAACGTGTTTTTAGACCCCAGCCAAGATCCCAATAACCCAATGTTTTACGGAAGTTCTTTGTTTAACACATACGGCGGCTAGAGGAGAATAATTATTGACAGCGTAGATTTTGCTTATAAACTATTGAAAGTAGTACGAGAAAAGCAAGAAAGAGTACAAACGATGATGCTTAACGGCGAAGTAAAAGACTGGGAGCATTATCGCAATTTAACAGGACAAACAGAAGCTTTGGCTTATGTTATATCTGAGATAGACACGTTACTAGATAAATCAGGAGATTAAACTGTGAGTGACGCCACTACCGCCCTTGAAGAGAAGTGGGCGCAAGAAGAGGCAAGTAAAGCGCCTTTAGAAAAAGCTTACGAAAAAATCGGAAAGAAAAAATCGGACGAAGAAAAACTTAATCCGGAAAAACTTTCTTCCGATTTATTAAATCAGTTACCTAGCCCAACAGGTTGGAGAATACTTATTCTTCCCTATCGTGGAAAAGCTCGAACCGAAGGCGGCATTTACCTCACAGAACAAACAATAGACAGACAACAACTGTCCACGGTCCTTGGTTATGTATTAAAGACAGGACCCCTCGCTTACCAAGACGGAGATAAGTTTCCAACCGGACCTTGGTGCGAAGAAGGAGACTGGGTGTTGTTTGGAAGATACGCCGGTTCTCGTTTTGATATAGAAGGCGGCGAAGTAAAAATTCTTAACGACGATGAGATCATCGCTAAAGTAGAAGACCCAGAAGCAATTCTGCACAATTATTAACATGAGGAGTAAATCATGCCAGCACAAGAACTGACAAAGACAGACGAAGAAAAAATGGTGGACCTAGATGTTTCCGGCCCTGCCGTTGACGTTGAATTGCCACAAGAAGGCGCTCAAATATCCGAAGTTTTAGAAAACGAAAAAGAAGAGGTTCCTGAACTTAATGTTAAAGAGGTCCAGGAAGATAAAGAAGACGAACTACAAGAATACAGCAAAAACGTTCAGTCTCGAATAAACAAACTTACCGGCAAACTTAGAGAAGCGGAACGCAGAGAACAAGCAGCAACTCAGTTTGCAGAAAGTGTTAAGCAAGAGAACGAAAAGTTAAAAACTAAAAACGTTGCACTTGATGGAAACTATATGGTTGAGTATGCAAACAGAATTACAACCGAAACAGCGTCAGCAAAAGCAGATTTAAAATCAGCTACTGAAATGGACGATGTTGAAAAACAAGTTGAAGCACAACAAAAACTCGCAAGGCTGGCCGTTGAAGCACAACAACTAAAAAACTTAAACACACAAAGGCAAGCCCAAAAAGAAGAAATTGTGAATCCTAGCATGACGCTTGACCAAGCCGTAGAACAAGCTAATACAAACCAACAACAAGCTGCTCCACCTGACCCAAAAGCAGAAGCGTGGGCAGAAAACAACCCTTGGTTTGGTGAAGACACTGCTATGACTATGACCAGTTTTGTAATACATAGACAGTTGACCGAAGAAGAAGGGTTTGACGCAACTGAAGATCAGTATTATGATGAGATAGATAAACGAATGAGGGCAGAGTTTCCACATAAATTTGGAGAAGCTGTTCAAGAAGAAATCCGTCCCGCCCAAACGGTGGCATCTGCTACACGCAGTCCAAAAAGAGGGCGCGGCAAGAACACTGTGAGACTCACACCATCACAGGTTGCTATTGCTAAAAAATTAGGTGTGCCACTAGAAGAGTATGCACGACACGTGAAGGAGTAAAAAATGGCTACTACTAAAACTAAAGAAAACACTCGAGCTTCACGCGGGACCGAGACTCGTGAAAAACAAGCGAGAAGAAAACCTTGGTCTCCACCATCCGCACTGGATGCACCCCCGGCACCGGAAGGCTATAAGCATAGATGGATAAGAACAGAGGTCCGCGGGCAATCAGACACAAAAAACATGTCGTCAAGATTGCGTGAAGGATATGAACCTGTGAGAGCAGACGAATATCCGGACTTTGAAGCACCAACTATTGAAGATGGCCGGCACGCAGGTTGTATTGGGGTAGGAGGATTGATATTAGCCCGAATCCCTTTAGAAACAGTCGACGAAAGAGCGCATCATTTTAATCTCAAAACTGAGGGACAAATGGAAGCTGTTGACAACGACTACTTTAGAGACGGATCACATCCATCCATGTCGGTGGCTAAACCCAACCGACAAACGCGTGTAACTTTGGGCGGCAAAAGATCGGTTGATGACAACTAGTTTTTTGTCGGTAATTTAAAATCATCTTATTTAGAGGACTAAATAAAAATGGCTAACGTAGATAAAGCCTTCGGGCTTCGTCCGTACAAAGGACTTAATGTTGGTTCGGCTGTACAGCAAGCTAATAAGTATAGTATTGATCCTTCCGGATACGGTACAAGCATCTTTCAAGGTGACTTGTGCATATTCGCAGGCGGATATATTAACAGAGCAGCGGCTAGTTCAGCTAACATAGTTGGTGTGTTTTCACATTGCTACTATGTTAATACCAGCGGAGAGCCTACGTTTTCGAATTACTACCCTGCAAGCACAACTGCACTCGGAGGTGGCGCTATAGAATGTTATATCTATGACGACCCTAATCAAATGTTTGTTGTACAAGCAGACGGCGCATCGGCTGTTACCTGTATAGGTAGAAACGCTGATACCGACGGAATTGGTGGTAGCACGACTACGGGCGTAAGCACTCGAGAGCTCGACTCAAGCACAATCGCCACAACTCAAGGGCTTCAGCTCAAGATTGTTGGCGTGGTTCAAGATGATACTAACGGAGACCTCACAGCGGATAATGCAAATTTGGTTGTAATAATCAATGAGCACGCTTACAGAGGTCCTGTGGCTGGAACTTAAGGAGTATAAATAATGGCTATAAGTAGAGCGCAATTAGTAAAAGAATTGCTACCTGGCTTGAATGCTCTCTTTGGACTAGAGTACGATAGATACGATAACGAGCATGAAGAAATTTATGACGTAGAATCTAGTGATCGTGCTTTTGAAGAAGAGGTTATGCTTACTGGTTTCGATGCAGCACCCGTTAAATCTGAAGGAGCTGGTGTAGCATTCGATTCAGCACAAGAAGCCTTTACCTCTAGGTACACACATGAAACTATTGCTTTGGCGTTTTCAATTACTGAAGAAGCTATCGAGGACAATCTTTATGACAAACTGTCAGCAAGATACACTCGTGCGCTTGCAAGAAGTATGAGCAACACTAAGCAAGTAAAAGCTGCTTCTGTATTAAACAGAGCATTCAACTCTAGTTACCCTGGCGGTGACGGTAAAGAGCTTTGCGCAACAGACCACCCAACTGTAGGTGGCGCTAATTTGCGTAACGAGCTTTCTACTGCTGCTGACCTAAACGAAACTTCGTTGGAACAAGCACTGATTGACATTGCAGCATTTACAGATGAGCGTGGACTTAAAGTAGCACTACAAGGAGTAAAACTAATTATTCCTAAAGAGCTACAGTTCACTGCTGATAGACTCATGGAATCACCTGGACGTGTAGGAACTTCTGATAATGATATAAACGCAGTACGCAACATGGGCATGGTCCCAGAAGGCTACGTCGTAAATCATTATCTTACCGATACAGATGCTTTCTTCATTAAGACTGATTGTCCAAACGGTTTCAAAATGTTTAACCGTTCACCAATCAAGACTTCAATGGAAGCAGATTTCGATACCGGTAATGTTCGATACAAGGCACGCGAAAGATATTCGTTTGGGTGGTCTGACCCCCGAGCAGTCTTTGGCAGCCCCGGAGCATAAAGCTAAATATGGAACCCCGCCGCGGGTTTCTTACTCAACGCGGCACACTTTCTCTTTCTTTTTATATTTTTTCCAAGTAATATAGTTATTGTATCTAGGGATAACCTTGTCCTATCGACTGACCTAGCAGACAAGCCAAGACAATAGGACTTATTTTTTCAGGAGAAAAAATTATGGCAAAATCAACCTTTTCAGGACCAGTTCAATCATTGGCTGGCTTTATTTCGGCAGGAAACGCTAACGTAGTTAGCCTAACTGCTGACACAACTTTGACCGTTGCAGCACATGCAGGCAAAGTATTAATAACTAATGACGCAGACGGTAAGTTTACTTTACCTTCTATTGTTGCAACTGCTCCAGGCAGTGACGACGATCCAAACCAAACCAATAACCTAGGCGCTACTTTTACCTTTATAGTTGTCACCGCAGCAACAGATATGGACATCTTAACTGATGGAACCGATAAATTTGTGGGCGGTCTTTACACTGGTGTTACTGATGCAACAGGGAAGACTTTTATCTCTGGTGCGAGCAACGACGTTATCACTATGAACGGAAGCACTAAGGGCGGACTAGCAGGCAGTATTGTAAAAGTAACTGCAATGGCTTCTGCTAAGTATGCGGTGGAAGGAATCATACTTGGTTCAGGAACACTAGTTACTCCATTCGCTGACGCATAAGGAGGTAAACCATGGCTAATACAGTCACAGGCCCTACCATTCAGTATGACTACGACAAAAAACTAATTGTTTATTGTTCAGTTTTATCAGACGGAAGCGCAAGTAGCACAACGTTGGTTGATGTTTCAGCATTGACAAAAAACAACGCAAAATCTTGCGCTCACGTTGCACTAAATAAAATCTGGTACACAGTAGGCGGAGGAACAGATGCTCCTGCTTCCCTAGATTGGGATGCAGACACTAACGTTACTTTTTTAACGCTTTCTTATGACAATATGTTTGACTTTAGTTCTATTGGAGGATTGGTCAACACAGAAGCTACGGGATACAGTGGGGACGTTCTTTTCGTTATTCCATCAACTTCCGATGCTGGAAACGAGTACACAGTTTGGTGCGAGTTTATAAAATATTATGAAGCACCTAATAATTAGAGGTAAGTTATGCCAGGAATGAATGAAAGAAAAAGACATATGAGAGGCGAAACCAAAACTGCTCGCGGTGATTATGGAACTAAAGGCTACATGGGTGGCGGTAAAATTCCAGGTTACATGGGTGGCGGTAAAGTAGGT